ATCCTATGTTAATTCAACATCTGGATTTGGGATCACAGCTACTTTTTTCGAGGTTCAAGATACTTTATGGGATTCGAGATTAGGGTTAATTGATACCTATTTTGATATAGATTCTGGTGCCAGCTCAAACATTGATATTTTAATGGATGAGGATTATTTCTCCATTGAAGGCAACAGCATTGCAGCTGAGGGCTACCAGCCCAGGGCTATTATCAAAGCAACAGATGCTCCTTACATTTCCCATGCAGATCTACTTAATGTTCACGCTGTAACCACAGACAAAGGCAATGTGATTAAGGCCGCCACCGATTTTAAGGTGGTTGAGGTTCAGCCAGATAATGTTGGCATGGTTACTTTAATTTTAGAGGTTGCATAGTGAGCCAGATTAGATATGAGACTGAGGCAGATATGGCATCTTATTTAGATCCCAATTATGGCCATGGACAGACAGCCGTTTACGGCAGAGGTGGTGTAAATACATCAATCAATTTAATTTTGAATGAAGAATTTGTGGAATTGGATGAAGGCATTGGCGTAGAGGCAGCACAGCCCATCGCATATTGCAGATCCATAGATATTCCAAGCGTGTCTCATGGAGACACTTTAGCAGTCAGTGCTTATAAAGATGTTGATGGCAATATTTTGAAAGCTGCTGGCAATTATAAAATAGTGAATGTGCAAAAGGATAACAAGGGCTTCACAGCTCTAGTTTTAGAGGAACAATAATGGCAGATCATGTGAGAATGCAGATCCGAAATCAAGTAGTTACTCAGCTAACTGGTTTAACAACCACAGCGGCCAGGGTATTTGATTCAAGGGTATATCCCTTGGAAGATGGCAATTTGCCAGCTCTTTTGATTTACACGAAATCAGAAACCAGCGAGCCAATAGAAATTGGCACAAACAGAACAAGTGAAAGGCTGCTTAGTTTAAATATTGAGGCCTATGTTAAGAGTACAACTAATTTTGAAGATACTCTGGACACCATTTGTAAAGAAGTTGAGCAGGCAATAGCTGCGGATCCAACCCTATCTGGGAAGGCCAAAGATTGTTACCTGGAATCAACTGAAATTGAATTTAATGCAGAGGGTGAGAAACCATTAGCGTTTTGCTCACTCACTTTTTTAACTAGCTACTATGTCCAGGAGCAATCTCCAGATGTGGCAGTTTAACCAGGAGTAAATTATGAAAATGATTTCACCAGACGGAACAAGTTTCATTGATGCACATACCACTAAGGTTGAGTATCTTTTGAGTAAGGGCTGGAAACATGGAGAAGCAGCCGAGAACAAATCTTCTCCTAAAAAACAGGCGAAAGCCGAGGTAAAAGAAAATGCCAGTACATAAAGGCTCCGAAGGGGCAATAAAAATTGGTAGTAATCAAATCGCAGAGGTTAAATCTTACTCACTGGATGAAAGTGCAGATACGATTGAAACAACTTCTATGGGTGATGCTGCTAGAACTCACTTATCATCTTTAACATCATTCTCTGGATCAGTAGATTGTATGTGGGATGAGACTGATACCAATGGTCAAACAGCATTAGCAGTTGGATCTACAGTTACTTTACTCTGGTACCCCGAGGGAAGTGGAACGGGTGCAACTTTTTATAGTGGCAGCGTAATCGTAACTGGAAAAAATATCACTGGATCATTTGATGGGCTTGTTGAAGCATCAATAGCCGTCCAGGGATCTGGTGCTATTACAACCGCAACAGTATAAAAAATGTCAGTAATAGATAACGCAGTTAAACATTTTGATGCTCAAGATGTGAGAGTAACGCTTGTCCCAGAATGGGGCGAAGAAGGGGAGCCGCTTAAAATTTACAGTAAGCCATTAACGCTAAGTGAAACATCTAAGCTCTATAAAATGAGCCAAAATGATGATCTAACAATGATGGCTTTTGTATTAATTTATAAGGCTCTCGATGGCGAAGGGGCAAAGTTATTTGATATTGGCGATAAAAATAAACTTCTAAACAGTGTGGATCGTGAGGTTCTAATTAGAGTTGCTCAAGAAATTATGGGGCAAGAGCCTATTGAGGAAACAAAAAAGGACTAACAGAGGATGCTAATTTATTTCTGCAATACAGCCTTGCAGAAAAACTGGGGAAAACCCTAGAAGAATTGCAGCAAATTAGTGTCCAGGAATACCAGGGCTGGATCGCTTATTTAGAAATCTTGGAAGATAGAAGGAAGCATGGCAAATAAAAAAGTAAAGATTGAATTAACAGCTGTTAATAAAACAAAAGCTGCTTTCAGCAAAGTAACTTCTGGTTTAAAAACTGTGGGCGGAGCTGCTGGATCAGCGGCTAAAGGTATTGCTGGTGTAGGCTTGGCCGCAGCTGCAACAGCCACCGCACTTGCGGTCATAATTAATAAATCTTTTGAATACATTGATACGCTTGATAAAACTTCCAGAAGAACTGGAATTGCTACAGATACATTGCAAGCATTTCAATTGGCTGCAATTGAATCTGGATCCTCTGTTGAGCAAGCACAAAAAGGCTTAGAAAAATTTAGTAGATCTATTGGTGATGCTGCAAGTGGCTTAAAAACCCAGGCTGATATTTTTAAAGATCTTGGTATTTCTCTTAGAGATTCTCTTGGCCAGATGAGGGATCCAACACAGATATTATTTGAAGTTGCCGAAGGCCTCAAAAATTTAGGATCTGAGGCAGAAAGATCCAGGGTGCTGGCCAATTTGTTTGGGCGAGCTGGAATGCAAATGAGTGAAGTTTTCAGAGATGGTGCTGAGGGCTTAGAAAGATTTAATGAGCGAGCGAGACAGCTTGGAATAATTTTACCAGATCAAGTTATTAAAAATGTTGCTAAATTTAATGATCAATTTTCAGTTTTAAAATTACAGGTTAAAGCTGTTGGCAACAATATAAGCGGTGCATTAGTGCCAGCATTCTCATTGGTTGTAGGTGAGCTAACAAATATGCTAACTAGCACTAACGAAGCTGAAGAAGGATTTGATTCACTAGGCAAAAGGATGGCCTTGAGCATTATGCAAGGCGTTAAGTTTTCAGTTTTGGCTGTACAAGATATGTTTAGAGAGCTTGAGCATCAATTTTTAACTTTTGCAACAAGCGGAATTGGTCAGTTTTTATTTGATTTTGATTTAGATCCAATACAACAAATGCAGGTTGAATTAATTAACGCTGAAAGGCAAGTTGCTAAAATACAAAAGAAATTAGATTTAAATTTACAGCCTCTTGGAATGTTTCCAACAAAACAAACAACAGATGATGATCTTGCAAGGGCAGAAGAAGCTGCAACAAAAATTAGAACAATACTTGGTGGAATGATACCAACAGAAGAAAACTCTGTATTAACTTTTTTAGACAAGATGATTGAGCAAGTTAAAACTGGTGGCGATGACTGGGAAACTTTAGGAGTAAAAGGCCTCAACTCAATAAGCAATTTGTTAAATCCACTTGAAGCATTTGATAATAAATTAAAAGAAGTTAATAAATCTGTTGGAACTGCAATTGTCTCATCAATGAAAAAGTTTGAAGATACGATTATGTCAGGCCTTAAAAACGGCAAATTTGCCTTTGAAGATTTTGCCTCTTTTGTTGTTGAGCAACTACTAAGAATTGCAATACAGCAAATGATTATTGCACCTATGACATCAAGCCTTTCTGCAATGTTGCCAGGCTTTGATGGCGGTGGATATACTGGCATGGGATCCAGGGCAGGGGGCGTAGATGGCAAGGGAGGCTTCCCAGCAATACTGCATCCAAATGAAACTGTAGTGGATCACACTAAAGGCCAAGGCACTGGCGGTGGTGCAAACATAACTTTCAACATCCAGGCTAACGATGCAGCTGGGTTCGACCAATTACTAAACAGCAGGAAGCAAATGATTACTGCAATGATAAATAACGCCATGAATAATCGTGGCAAAATGGGAGTAGTGTAATGAGTGGATTGTTTCCAACAACGCCTAAATTTAGGGCTATAAACTTCCAGGACAACAGGCCAGTTTTAGTTAATCAAACTTTATCTGGTAAAAAATCAGCCAGGCAAATTGGCGGCCAGTATTTTTCATTTACTGTGCAAATGCCAGCCATGGCTCAAGAGAATGGCCAGAAGATCTTTGCCTTTTTACAAAAACAAAAAGGAGCCTTTGAAAACTTCACAATCCAATACCCATTAACAAACTTAGGATCCGATAAAGCTCAAACAGATATAGCCTCAGTTGGTGTGCAAGCAGCACAGGATGCAACTATTGCTATGGATGGATTCACAGCTTCAACAGCTGGCGTTCTTAAAGCTGGAGACATGATTAAGTTTGCCAATCATACAAAGGTTTACATGGTGCAAGATGATGTAACTTCAAATGGATCTGGGGCGGCCACAGTATCTATATCTCCCAACCTGGTTGCAGGGTTAGCTGATAATGAGGCTGTAACAGTCAACCAGCCTTCGCTCACAGTCTATTTATCAAGCGGTGAGGTAATGTATTCAACAGATCCTTCTGGCTTTTTTAGCATCGCATTTGATGTTAGGGAGCTTATAGCTTAATGCCCAGAACTCTTAGCTCCGCAATACAAACTCAAGTATCAGCTCAACAAACAAATATTTGTTTCCTGGTTGAATTTGCTCTATCAACAACTGTGAGAGCAACGGATTTTTATACTGATTTAGTCTTTAACAGCAACAGCTATTCGGCTGGCGGATCCTTTTTACAAATAAACCAAACTCAAGAAACTGGTGAATTAAAAGTAGATGAGATTTCAGTTATATGCAGCAATGTAACCAATGAAATTAGATCCCTGGTTAGCTCTGGAAACTACATGGATAAAAAGGTAACAGTAGATCTAGGCTTTTTAGATGAAAATGAATCTCTGGTTGGAGCAATCAATTTCTTTACTGGCAACATAAGATCTGTGGCAATTTCTGAAACAGGAGATAGCACAGATATAAATTTGGTTGTGGCTAATCATTGGAGTAATTGGAACCTCACAAAAGGCCGCCATTTTTCAGACGAATCGCAGCAAGGAT